GCCATTTCCACGTCCGGGGAAACGATCAGGGACCGCTTGCCCGGAACCTTGAGGCCACCGGCAATGCGCCGCAGGTAGACAAGCGCACCGCGCATGTCGGCCTGATTAATGTCAACCTCAACGTCGTAGTCGGTGTTCTTGATCGTGGTCAGAGCGCGCTGCTCAATACCGCGACCGACAGCCTCGCCCTGCTTGACAGCCAGACGGTCCCAACCAATGGGGTCCATCGTGGCCTGCTCGTCAATCAGCTGAACAGCCGAGTAAATGTCACCCTGAAAGTTCACGGTGAGCGAACGCTCGGCGTACTGGTCGAACTGGATCGGGTTCGACCGGTCATTGCGCCAGCCGTACTCGCGGTAGGGGAGAACGCCCTCGACCTTGACGTTCACAGCGGCGTCCTCGCCGCCCTTGAACTTGTCGATGGACTCCTTCTGCATGAAGGTGGGGAGGACAAGGCTGTCCTCGATAGCCGCCAGAGCGGTCGAAGCGACCCGCTCGGGGACAACGGTGTGCTGGGGAACAGTCACTTTATGGTTCCTTTGTTATTGGGACTCTCACTTGTTCAATGGGTGAGAGGCGTAGATGGATTAGCGGTAGCCCTTGATCTTGCGGACGCGCGCGAGCGCGTCGCCGTCGTCGTCGCCACCACCAGAACCGGGATTCAGACCGCCATTGAGGTCTCCCGGTGGTACGTCGTTCGACTCCTCCTTGGGAGCGAACTTGGCGAGAGCAATTGCGTGGGCCTCAAGTTCCTCGCGGGTCTCACCCTTGAGGAGTTCCGCCAGTTCGGACGGAAGGGAATGCTTGAGCGCAACGTTCTCAATCAGGAGAGACCGCTCAGCGGTCTCACGCTCGGCAATGAGGCTCAGTCGAATCTCCTCGACCTCCTCGGGAGTCTTTCGCTCCGCAAGGGCCTTCTCGACCTCGCGCAGGCGAGTGCGGTATCGAGCCGCCTCCTGATTTGCCTTGGTCAGATTGGCACGCAGAACGTCAGCGGGAACCTCCTCATTGGGGGTCTCCTCCTCGCCGGTGCCGTCACCACCCTCATTGCCCTCATCGCCAGCAGGGGTCTCCTCATTGGGAGTCTCCTCAGCGGGGGTCTCCTCGCCGTCACCGGAACCCTCATCGAGTTCCATCGTGAAGCCGCCGTACAGAGCGCGGTTGCGAGCGAAGGTGTCAGCGAGCCACTGGCTCATGTCCTGCTTTGCCATTCCTATTTACCTCCGGGGTAACTTGGTTAGGCGGCTTCCTGAGCCGCCGTAGTTTTCTCATTGGCGTTGATCCTCTTGAGGAGTCGTCGCCACTCATTGATCGCATCAGGGCCAGAGAACTTGCCCTTGATGTTCTTGTCCCATAGGTCCGCGTAATAGCGGTTCTGGGCGTACTTGGGGTCATTGGCAATGTCCACTCGTGCGTAGACTGCCTCGACCGTGCAGTGACAGTTGTCGTGGAACTTCGCCATTCCATCTCCGAGGAATGCGTTTCCAGCATTGGACTGTGTTCGTCCCTCACCTGCGGTGAGTGCCGTCTTGTAGAGGGCACGTCGGCTGATGTGCAGCGCGCAGTAGTAGCAAGGCTTGTCGCTCTTGCCGTGCTGTCGCACCCAGCCAATGACTCGGGGATCACGCGCCGATGCCTGATTGGTCGCGTTGCGACCGCCGTTCATGGCGGTCCTACTCCCGGCCCCGGCGATCATTGCGCCGTGCTGCAGGTGAATGGACTTCTCGTCCTCGCGCGCCTTGCCAAGCGGAGTGTCAGCCGCCATGTCAGAAACGCGCTTTGAGGCGTTGTCAGCCATGTCTTGGAGCAATCCCTCGACGTACGGCTGTGCGGCCTTCTCGTCGGCTTCCAGAGCCTCAGAGAGGCCAGCAATGACCTCAACCTCAATGCTGTCCTCGTCCCCGTCCGGTTCCGCTTGAGCGGACACCGTTGGGGAACCCTCGCCTGTGTGCTCCGCGACAAGGGCCTCAAACTCCTGTCGCAGGAATTCAAGCGAGACGCTTTCCAAGTCCTCATCACTGAGAGGATTGGCAATGGTGGTGCCCGTGCGGAGCGCACGGACCACCCGGTAATAGGCAAGGCCAAGAGCCTTTGCCTGCCGACGACGACCGAGGATCGCATCGACCGCTCGTGTCAGCCACGAGTCATTGCGTCCCTGCCAGAGGGCCAAGACCTCCGAAGCGGCCTTGGCCCCCAATGTGGCAAGAACGTACTGGTAGACAAGATCAACCCGGTCAGCCTCATCCTGAGTCCGCTGGGTTGGCGTCATTAGGCGACCTCATCCTCCGTATCACGGAATGAAGTGACGGCATTGTCGGCTGCAGCGTTCTGCAGCGAGCGAGCAAGCACCGTCTCGGGCGTCTCCTCGTCAGCAAGGCGCTCCCACTCGGCAATCTCGGGCGACGTAGCGCCCGGAACACGAGTCCAGAGACCCTTTGCCGGAATGCCAAGCGACTCACGCAACTTGCCGAGAGCGTCGGCAGCCTGAGCCAGCGAGCGCGACTCCATGTCGCGCCAAATGACCTCACCGGTGAAGTCGTCAGCGCCGTCGAGGTCGAGCATCTGCATTGCCAGTCGGAACACGCGCTCCCATGACTCGCCAAACGAGGACTTGAACTCCTGCACCTTGCGCTCAAGCGCCGTCTCAGCGGCGACCAGAGCCTCGGCAGAAAGGTTCGCAATCTGTCCGAGCAGGTGGTGAGGAGGCAACTGACCAAGCGCGGCGATGTGCCGGAAGGCAAGGTCAATGGCGGCAATGAATCCGTCCATCGGAGTCTCATCGAGAGTCCCGAACTTCACATTGTCGTCCTCGGCCCACATCCATCTGCGGGCATTGACGTTCTGAACATCGGGGACCATTCGTCCCTGATCGTCCAACTTCGGCTCCCAGCCGATAATCTCGCCGTCCTCATAGACGGGGGTCATTACGACCGGGGGAGCCATGCCAGTCACGGTGCGCACCTTGAAGGCGGCGTACGACTGAACAACCAGCATGTCAAAGACGGTCTGGTTGAGGCGGTTCTGCAGTTCAATTAGCGGCTCGACAACGCCAGAGGTTCGGCCCTCAAGGTCAACGAAAGCAGTGAAGCGCGTAACCGGGTTCTCCGTCGCGCCATGCTTCTTGCCCTTGGTCACGACAATGTTGGTCGTGTCACCGAGGGACATGAACTTGACCTCGTACTCGTGGGACTCATCCCACGCAATGGCCTTGCCGGGGATCGCCTTATCACCCTCGCCCGAACCCCAAGAGACCACGCTGAAAGCGTGGACCGGCACAATGTCATTGGCCGGGTCCTCAAAGAGGGCGGTGGTACGCAGAGGGGAGAGGCCGCGCGTCTTGAGGCGCTTGCGGCCCCGCTTCTCAAACTCAGTCACAGTGAATGCGTGACCGAAGTTCAGCGCACCACGGTAAATGGCGTGCTGCCTGCTCTGCAGGTTTGAGTATTCCCAATGCTCCCACTCGGGACGCTCACCATCGACGCGGGCGTCAGCCCCGCGTCGGAACTGGTCAACGTAGAGAGCCTGTGCCGGGGTGCTAATGAGGAACGGGACAATGTTCGTCTTGCTCCTCTGCGCCAGCAGTTGGTACTCAGCGTCAGCGTTGTCGGGAATCCACGGGTCGTCCTGAATGCCCTTGTTGTAGGCGTCGAGCCGCAGGAGAATGTTCCTGCGGTCGGCGTCGAGAATGCCCATCATCTTGACCACATGGGCCTTCGTGAGACTAGCCACTCACTTGTCCTTTCGTGCTAGAAGAAGTACCCGCGATTGGTGCGCACGCGCTCCTTCTTGCCTCGGGTCCTGTAGTCAGTCAATGCCTCGTGAGCAATCATCAATGCGGCATAGGCGTCAACCTTGCGCGGGGACTCAGGCGATTCCTTGGAGAAGGAAACGCCATGCACATTCTCCCGGCGACGTGCGTTCATTACGTGCCTACGGAGACGGGGGTCGCCGTCGTGCTTGATCGTCCCATCGAGGATCGCCTGCAAAAGGCGCTCGTGGGCAAAGGTCACCTTCTTGAGAGCCTGCCGCATGTCCCATGCCACGGCGTTCTTCTCGCTGGCCTTGACAGCCAACTGCTCCCGGTAGTCCTCAGCCCAATTGTCAATGTGCGACTCCCAATACGCCACGTCAGCGTAGAAAGCCTTCACGTCGTACGTGTTGAAAGCATTGCGGACGGCGCTGTCTACCTTCTGCTTGTTCACTTCCCAGCCCTCGCCCCGTGGACCCTCAGGCTTCTCCTCAAGAGCGAGGATGAAAGCGCAGCGGTCCTCAATGCGGAGCGCCACGAGAGCCGTCGAGTCGTCGGACTTTGCACCGTCGAAGCCAAGCACAATGGCATCCCCCGGCTTGAGAACAGCGTCCTCATCCTTGAGAATGTCCCACTCGGCAGGACCAACGACTGCATCCTCCTCAGCCACAATCTGGTTGAGGAACATTCGCCTCGCCCTAGCGGGCGAGACCGTCGTGTCCATGATCGCCTGAATGATGGTCTCAATGTTGAGCCACGTCGCATCGCCCCGAATCTTCGGGAGAGCAATGCGCAGGGATTCAGGCGTCAGCGGCGTAGCAGGGTGCGCCTCAAGCGAGTCGTAAAGGAACCCGCTGTCAATGGCACGGCCCTCAAGAATCTTCTCGTAGCCCGCGCGCTGGCGCTCGGCAACGGAGTCCTCTCCGGGCTGGAATGCGTTAGTGATCGCAAGGTAGCGACCGTCCATCTTTGAGGCGTTACCCCAAATGACGTTATACATTTCGTGACCCTTGTTCCCTTGGACCCAGTGATGGGTCTCATTGAGAACAACGAACGTCGCTCGGTTTCCCTCAAGGGATCGAGGCGAACTGGTCACGGCCTCAAGCACACACCGACCACCCATTGCACGGATGCGCTCAATACCGGGCTTGACCCGGTACGTGGTGATGAAGTGCTTGCTCATTAGAGACGGCATAAGACTCATGGTGTTTCGCGTCTGGTCCCGGCTAACAGCCGCAACCTGCACCCAGCCGTCAGGGTGGGGGGTGCCAATGGCGAAGCCGTCAGCGTCCTCCTCGGGACGCCCAGAGGCGTCCATGAGGACACGAGACGGCCCGACCATTTCGACCAGACAAATGACAGCGAGGAGCGGGTCTTTTCCCCAGCCCTTCAATCGCTGCAGGACGCCACGGCGATAGATGAACACGCCATTGTCGTCAAAGGTGTACCACCAGAGGAGAAAGCGGAACTGCTCAGGAGTGAACAGCCACGGCCCCCCACCGGAAGCCTGTAGGTACTCGTGGCACCAACCGGCAATATGCCAGCCAAGCGTCCGGTTTCGAGCCGGGAGCATCCAGTTCCCCATGCTGTCCCGCTGCCACGTAGGGCCAAGCAGGACAGGCTCAAGGGCCTGAATCTCAGTGGTCGTGAGTTCACTCAAGGCAATGCCTCCTAATCAATTAGGAGGTCATTCGCCCGGAACTCCCTCCTCGTCCTCCGGGGACTGTGCGCCCGCGTCGAGCGCACCTTGGTACAGATGGAGCGCGGTCACCGACGCGCTCTTGGCCTCGGGCTCCGGGGCATCCAGTTCAATACGGATGCGGCGACGGTCGCCCTCGGTGAAGCCGAGATTGGAAAGGCCGGTCAGTAGAGCCTTGACCATTTCCGGGGATTGCTTGAACCACAGTTCGCCAGTCTTGGTATTGACCTTCGGCTGGACGTAGCGGTCGAGTTCCTGACAGATGAACCACAGTTCGGCGTAGTCCGTGTCCTGATAGAAGTCAGCCATTCCAGAGGCAGAGGCAGAGCGCCAGACGTTCTTTGTGAACGGTGCCCACTCCGGGTCCTCCTGCCAATCAATGGCAATCTCCTTGAGCAGGCCGCGCTTCGCGGCCTGCTCGTCGGAACCGCGCCTATCGCGGGGGCGAGCAAGGTTCTCCTCGCGCTCACCAATTGGTCCGCGTGCTCCCATGCTCGCCTCCCTTCGTTACGTCATTACGTTGCTTGTGACTTGCCCTTGTTCGCGCCCTGTTGCGCTGCCTCGACGGGGGGGACCGGCTGACCCGTCGCTCGGGTGTACTCCTCTGCGAGTTCCGCGATCTGTGCCGGAATGGCGTCGATCTTGGCCCTCTGCTCGCGGCGGGCGCGCTCAATGGCACCGTTAGCAATCACGCTGTCCAGTTCCTCGTCGGTCATTAGCGTTACGTCGTAGCCGCTCATGCCTTCTTCACCAGCCTCGCAGTAATGCCCCGACCCTCGTGGTCGGTCTTGATCTCATCCTTGCGGACGATCCAGTCCTTCTTGACCTCGACGGCAACGTGCTCGCCGTCAATGGTGAACAGGAACTCGATGCCGTGCTCGCCGTGGATCGTGGCACCGTGCTTGCGCATAATGCGCATGAAGTCGTCGTAGACGTACGAGCCGGGGTGAAGGTTCGCGTCCAACTGGAAGATGATCGGGTGGCCGCTGCGCTTGCGGCGGGCAATGAACTTGTCCAGCGCCTCAAGGTCGGTGCGCATCATTCCCCGTCGCAGGGGAGTGTCGAAATGCTCATCGCCCTTCACAACAAAGTGCGTCGAGCCGAACCAGCACTTGAGGCCGGTCTCTCGATCCTGCAGCAGGACCGCTCGGAGAGCGCGGCTTTCCGACACCCCAGCCTCGCCCGCATGAAGCGGGGCGCGGCGGGTGCGGAGCCGCTTGAACCGATCCTTACGCCAGAGAACTCCCTGAGCGCCAGCGACAGGTCGCAGGGTGCCGTGGGCATAGCCCGGAGAACTGCCCCACTCAGCGCCTAGCACGCTCTTGGCGGCACGGAAGTACCACGAGTGCCTGAACTCCTGCGTAACGAGAACGTCGCAACGCTCACGGGCCACATTGAGGTCGTGCTCCACAGCGGGACGCCCCATCGGGGGCGTTCCCTTGATGTTCATTCCGAGAAAGCGGAACCAGTCGGACTGCATTGAACCTCCATGTAGACAGAAAGACAGAGGCCACCGGAGGAGCGCGGTGAGAGGGAGGCACGCTCTACTCCGGTGGCCGTTGGCAGGAGCAACGCGGTCGTGAGTGCGCTTGCTCGGACTGCCAAGAGAGACCCTGAGCACGAGGAACAGGGTGGGTAAGAAAGTGCCCCGCCGCATTTGAGCATCGTTGAGAGGCTTGGGCGGGGATTGAACGCATTGCGCGGAAGGGACAGCCAAGTCCCCGGATACCGAAATCCTCAATGCGTGGCGACGACGTTTGCAACCGTCTGGCTTGCGCCTCAAGAAAAGCCCCACCAGTTCCGGGGAACGGTGGGGAGCAATGATTGTGCCCTCAGTTACGCACCATCACGGGATTTCAGGTCCCGCTGTCGAGGGCAATGGCTGGGCTGGCAGGACTCGAACCTGCGACAAAGCGATTAACAATCGCCTACTCTGCCAACTGAGTTACAACCCAATGGGGAAGCAGGGAGTCGAACCCTGCCTATGGGCTTATGAGACCCATGTCATTCCGCAATGCTTCCCAGCACCCCTCATGGGACTTGAACCCATAACGTACGGATTAAGAGTCCGCTGTTCTGCCAATTGAACTACAGGGGCGATGAGCAGGCCGACTCGGAATCGAACCGAGCAAGACCGGCTTTGGAGACCAGTCCGCGCACACAGCGCCCGACCCTCACAGCAGGCCCGGATGCTTCTCCGTCCTGCGGAACTTCGACTTGCTCACCTTGATCTTCGCGTTGTACGCCCTCGCACCCTCAGCGGCAGACTTCTTGCCGTGGTGCCAGTCGCAGATAACGCGCAGGTTCTCGTCCCGGTGGTCGTCGCCGCGCCTAATGTGGTCAACGTCAACCCCAGGCTCAAGGCACTTCCGACCATCAGAGAGCCGAACCTGACACTTGGACTCATCGCGTCGGTGAATCCGCTTCCTGATCTGCTCCCAATTAGCAGGGAGCCGGTGAACCCGGTCAGAGCCACGCCATTGTCCAGACATGGTTACCTCCACCGGAAGAAAACCCGGCCTACGTTTATGTGGCTTCTCAGCCGTAGACGCCGGGGAAACTTGTAGGGGCTGGCTCCCAGCCAGCCCTTTACTACTCAGTATCAAATACTTGAGTATTAGAACGACCCCCTTACGGGGGTCGTATTAGGTCAATGACTCTCTGTGTCATTTTCCCTTACATATTAGATACTCCCAAAAACAGGCTGCTTGTCAGGATCGGATCGGCAACTTTCTCTCACTTGTTACCAAGCCGTTACCAAAGGGCAAGTGGTTGCGGAACGACCTTGGGCTACAGTCCTCCCATGACAGACATTGACGTGCTCGTGGTCACACCTGACGGCCACGCATCCATCCAGAAGGTCGATCCCCACTACACCAACCTCAAGGAACTCATCGGGGGCGGCTGGCTTGAAGCAGTCGGCGGCGTGATGGGGGAGTGGATCGCCTATGGCGACGAGGAGGGGAACCTCAAGCGCCTGCCTCTGAACCCAATGGCGGCGGGAGTGATCCAAGCAATGGGAGGAAGCCCTGTTCTCCCGGTGGGAACGGTCGTGTTCACGGGCCAGCGCTACCGAGGCGGGGAGGATGGGTACGTCGAGGCTGATATCCCCGACGAGATGCGGGATATGGTGTTTCCTTTGGGTGAATAACCCAGCAAAAAAAGACCTTGAAACTGTGGCAGTTTTTTAGCGGCTGTCCACCTCCGATGCGGCATTCGATCAATGGGGGGAGCGCCCCACCCTTTGACATTGCGTAAGGGACAGGAAAACGCTTGCTCCTTACGTCGCCGCGACATTCTTTGAATCGGCAAGCAATGAGCGACGCGCCACGCGCACAAACACACAACACACATTCTTTTCTTTCATCCACAACGGACAGAGAGCGGGGCGCAATGCGCAATGCACAACGCACACATACACACACAAACAATGTGAGCGACCGCGCGCTAGCGCGGTCGATACTCACGCTCAACAATCACGCTCAACAATGGAACGGAAACGGAATGCCAAACGGAATTGCAATTGCTTGTGCGCTTGTGAATTACAGGCTCATTGACAGGCTCATTGCACAGGTGATTGGAACGATCCAACGGATGGTTACTCGTGGGTACTACTCATCGGTATACCAACCAGTAACCGCCCATCTCAGCATGTGGACAAACTTCTTTGAGAAAGTTTCGGCACCCCGTCTGACCTGCGGTTTCTCAGTATGTGGACACCCGATTAGACAAGTGGTTGGTTGGGATGCAACGCGCGCGCGTTCCTTCTCTCCTCGCGGAAAGGGTCTCGATTGGACAAGTGCTTGCCCCGTGGTGTCTAGTTCTCATTGCAACACCACGAACGACCGCCCGGCCCGCTCCACTAGGCCGGAGCACCTGAATATTGAAAACTCCACAGTGGCTACCGAATCCGGCGCGAATCCTCATTCAATGCGCCCCGCGATTCTCCCCGACCGGCAATTGCGCCCCATGTCAATTCTGACCCGTGCCCGTGGCTTTCCTGCCCCGTACGGTGCGCCCCGCCTAGTAAGTGTCCTAGTGAGCAACGGACAAGTGAGCGACCGGAACCGATTCAATGCCACTGTGAAGGATGCCATTCCGAAAGGGAAAGGGCCTCGACCGGCAAGCGTGACTCAATCGCTTGTGGCAGGGAACCCCGGAACCGAAAGCGAAAGCGGTAGGGATGCGCGATTGAATCTTGAGAACTA